GTGATTACAGCGGAGGTGAGAAAGGTGGAAGCGGTAAACATGGTGATGAGAGACATAATCATGTTCATGGTACAGGTCCTACAGGAGCCACAGGACCGGCTGGGGTGGGAGGGGCTGATGGTCCAACCGGGGCCACTGGACCCACTGGTGCTACTGGTCCTACTGGTGATGTGGCTGGTAGTTGTCCTGTCATGGGCAGTACCCCGTTTGACAACTTGACCAGGAAAGCAGAAACAGAAGGAGGTGACATAATTGTCGTATGGGGATGGGATGATACCACAGGTGAATATGATTACTTCTGGCAATATGTGGCCGATGTAGTGTTTGTCGGAGCAACTGGTGCTACAGGTGCTACAGGTCCCACAGGTGAGATGGGGGGTACGGGGGCCACCGGTGCGACTGGTGCTACTGGTGCGGCTGGTGCTACTGGTGCGGCTGGTGCTACTGGCGCGGCTGGCGGCACTGGACCTACCGGGGCGCAGGGTGAGAGTGGTGCTCTCGTAATGAAGGGCGAATGGACCGGATCTGCAACCTACGTCATCAATGACTGCGTTACATATGCTGGTAGCTCCTATGTGAGTCTGGTTAACCCTAACTTCAATCATACACCAAGTGGTGGAACAGATGCCTACTGGCAACTCATGGGTTCTGTCGGAGGAACTGGCGCAACCGGCCCGACTGGGTTGGCAGGCACTTCAGGTGCCACTGGTCCTACAGGACCAACCGGTGGGATCGGGCCTACCGGTGCTACTGGTGCGACTGGTGCGGCTGGTGCTACTGGTGCGGCTGGTGCTACTGGTGCTACCGGTGCTACTGGTGCTACTGGTGCTACTGGTGCGGCTGGTGCGACTGGGACGGTCATCACCATGATTGATGCGACGACAGCGCATCTCAGCACGCCGTTTGGTGGAACCGTGTTCTCTGGCCGGATCAATGGTACACCGTCTGCAACATCCGTGAACTTCGATGGTGGCAACGAAGGGGTCTTCCCCGATGGTCGAATCATTCTATACAACACGACCAAAGGTAACTCACGCATTGCTACTGTTGGTAGTGACGGAGTGTCTGGTACGATAACAACGTTATCATCCACAGATAACTGGGCTAACGATGACTATATTCGAATATTCTCGTCTGCGATTGGATCATCATATGACGACTACTATTGCGACGTTGACGTATCCGATGTAGTTGCAGTATCCGCTACATGGATTCTCGTACATGCCAATATGAGCATAGCGATACCAGATACATGTGCTGTTCGTGTTCACCCGTTCGAAACACGCAACTCTATCAAGGAGACCGTTATTGACTTATACGGATCGGATGGGCCAGTCACGTTCACCACGGATGCGTGGATAAAGAACGTGAATAGGAAAATATGTGTTAGAGTCAAAGGCGATAGTACAAACGTTGATATATCAATCAAAGGGTATATGGTGTGATTATGGTAACTCCCTTGGTAGCAACAACTCCCCTCTGCACTGAAGCGGAGGCGGATGTTTACTTTGATCCTGCAAACAATCACTTGTATGCAGAAGAATGGTGGGCAGCAGATCTTGGCGCAAAGGCAACACTGATGACAGACTTTGCAACTGCTGACTCGAACATGATATTTGAAGCTGTGGACTATGGTGTTGATGGCAACCTAATTTGCATCGAGTTCGACGATGATTATGGACCACCTGTGATGGTGACTGGTAAATATGTTCATTGTTACATTGACCTTGGCGTAACTACTCTCGCTGATCTGTTGGCATCGTTGACTGGCGAAGCCGACTTCAATGCGATTGCCACAGTCACTGCGGTGGAGGGGACGGATGGGTTAGTTAGTGAGTACTCTCCGCATTTCTTGTGGGGTGGAGTTGATCCAGATACCGCAACTACTGGACGCAAGTTACCAGCACTTGCATTTGCTACAAGAAAGATAAACAATTTGCCTTTCAATGGCATGAAAGTGTCACCAACACAGGCCAATGCATTCCCACGTATGTTCACCAAACGCGATGGATCTGTGTATACGCAAACAGAAGTTCCTCTCGTGGTCAGATATGCATGTTGTGAGGAAGCACTTGCAATAATGAAGTATGGTAATACAACTCGCTACAAACTACAGGCTCAGGGCGTGTCTAGTTATGGGTTCGGTAACCAAGGCTTGAGAGAATCGTTCGTTGGTTCTAAGGAAGGTGACCTGTTATCAGGAGAATGCTTGAATCTACTTCGACCATTCATGCGTCGTAACTGGGTAATAGGGAGGTAACTATGGCATACCCCGAAGAATACATGAAAGAGACAGTCGTTGTAACAAAAGCCGACATATACGTGGGCGCATCGTGGCTTGGTGAAGGATACATTAAGAATGTTAAAGTTCGTTGGGAAGATTTCATTATGGAAGCACCAGACATTAACGACAACTATACGTTGTGTGTTGCTAAAGTTATAACAAACGAACCCATCGAAGCAACATATGCAGTGTATGAACAGCATCCACATTACTCAACGTTTAATGTCCATGAACGATACTACATATATCGCAGAGGTGTTAAGTACAGAGTTGTTCAGCACCGTGTATACAGTGATGTTGAAGGCACCGAAATGTATAGAGAGTTGTTGTTAGCGATTATTCCATATACATAAATCATTATATCATTTTTTAGTGATATCATTATATCGCAATACCCATATCAGCAAAGCTTATATATGTTAATGAATGCATGTATACATTATGTCGAGGCCGTTCTTGCCAAGGAATGTTCGGAGAAACAATTCTGTCACTGCTCGTTTCACAGACGAGGAATATGCTATGATGAGAAGTATTGCTCGCTGTGATGGTACAACATTGTCGAATACTGTCCGCGAATTGTGTATTATTGGTATAAGAGTGCAAACTAAACGCGCCAATCCATGTGACACATGTGAACTGATTCATGATACACAAGGAAATTGTGAGGTAAATATGGATACATTAGATCCAAAATGCTTCAATTGTTTGATTAAGAAAATGGTTAAAGCAGATCCAAGGGGTGCATATCATGTCAAGTGAAGTTGCTGAAGATGAAGAGTCAATCACAAGATCACATCCAGATTTCCCTGCACCACGATTTCTGGTTGATAAAAACATATGGGTCATGTGGAAGTTCGAGACACGTAATGGTAAGACCACAAAGGTTCCATATCAACTTAGTGGAAAGCGTGCGTCAACAACTGACAGTAGTACGTGGAATAACTATTGGGCAATAGTATTGGCAAAAGAGAGGGATAACAATACTACCCAACACCGATTCGATGGTATTGGAATATGTTTCGATGGGAGTTTTACCGGAGTTGACATTGATCATTGCATCATTAACGGAAATGCAAATGATATATCAGCAGACGTTATCAGAGAACTTGCAACATACTGCGAGTATAGCCCGTCACTCACAGGAATCCATGCCCTCGTCGTCGGCGAAATAGATTTGACAAAGAACAAGAACAAAGAATTTGGCATCGAGATCTATAAGAAAGGCAGATTCTTCACATTCACTGGAAAGAAACTGCCCGATTGTCCACAGGAGATGAGTGAAAATGTTGAAGGTCTTACTCGGATGTACACTAAGTACATCTTCAACGATTGGGAGGCAGCCCATACCATTCAATCCTCATTGGATGTGGCCCCAGTTCCCGCCCCTGTTGTCAGTCTCACCATTGAAAGTGTCATGTCCAAGATGGAGAAGAGTTCTAAATGGGATGAAATAAAATCTTTGATGGAAGGAAATATCGCTGCATATTCGATGGATGACAGTGCAGCAGATCTGGCGCTATGTAATCACCTTGCGTATTACACACAGCGAAATACAAAGTTGATGGACGAGATTTTCAGAACATCGAAATTATTTAGAGACAAGTGGGATGAGGACCGTGGATCACAGACCTATGGGCAGATGACCATTGATCGCGCATGTCTCGATACCAGGACCGTAGATGGCGACGAGACTCGACATCGGTACACGGAGGGAGGCAATGCGAATCGATTGTCTGATCTTCATGGACGCGACCTGCGGTTCTGTGGACACATGAACTCTTGGTTTGTGTGGGACGGAAACAAATGGGCTGAAGATAATACCAGTCTAGTTTATCAAATGAGTCGAGATGTTGTTCATCAACTATATGCTGAAGCTAAACAGAAACTGGCTGGTATGCAAAGTGGCACAGGAAATGCGAAGAATGTTGCGATGGTATCGAAGTTTGCTCAAACAACCGATACAGCGCGTGGTCTTACCAACATTGTTAAACTGGCAAGTACATTACCAGAGATGTCAGTTGCACCAGACGACCTTGATCGTAAACCAATGATGCTAAACACGGTTGGTACAACGATAGACTTCAACAAACCACAAGCAATGCTCAAAGATCCAGAACGTGATGATCTGTTGACTAAGGTTTGTGGATGTGCGTTTGATTTCGATGCAACGTGTCCACAGTGGGAGAGATTTATATCAGAAATATTTAATGGTGACACTGAACTCATGTTGTTTGTACAGAAAGCAATTGGTTATTCGTTGACCGGAAGAGTAAATGAGAAGTGTTTCTTCTTCTGTTACGGTGATGGATCAAACGGTAAGTCTGTGTTCCTCAATATAATCCGTGCAATGTTCGGAGATTATGGGCAACAGGCATCGATTCGTACCTTCCTTAAGAAGAAGGGTGAGAGCGAGATCAGGGATGATCTGGTGAACCTCAAGGGTGCGCGCTTCGTGTCCGCCGTGGAACCTGACGAGTCGGCCCGGTTTGACATGGAAGTTATGAAACCGCTAACAGGCAACGACCCGATCAGATGTAGGACACTACACCAGAGACAAATCGAATATCTGCCTGAACTAAAGCTCTGGCTGGCTGGCAATACCCGCCCACTAATCACAGAAACCAATAGCGGTGCCTGGGATAGAGTTCGATTGATCCCCTTCACGGTGTCATTTATTGGCCGTGAGGACAGGGGCCTTGAGGACAAACTCAGGACCGAGTTAAGCGGTGTATTGAACTGGGCGATCAGAGGATACAGGATGTATGTAGAGCAGGGATTAAAAGCCCCGAAGTGTGTAGATGCCGCGACAGAAGAATACAAAGTGGAGTGCAATTCATTGCTCTCATTCGTAGCACAGAAATGTGTTGTAAATAAGCTCGGTCAGTTGAAGATACGCACTAAGGATTTATATACTGCATACTGCGAATACTGTCAGACCGAAGGACAGTACCCTTATAGCAGTAGGCGAGTTAAGTCGTCACTCGCATCACAAGGTATAGTTGCTACTCATACCAGGGATGGAGATTATTATATTAATATAACACTTAATATCTTCGCACCTGCCCAACTCCAGCTTCCACAGGAGGAGCGAGGTGGGGCAGAAGAATGGTGGGAGGAGCGAGGGGGCGAGTGTCCGAGTAGTGGTAAGATCGAAATGCCTACGCCTGTTCGCGAATCTCCTGAACATGTCGGCACGGATGGGGAAGATCAATGATCATAATCGCAGATACCTCTGTTTCCAGTGGAACTTTCGGGAGGGTCGCCTGAATGCGATGTGATAGAAGTGACGTTTGTGATGGCGGGTTGCCTATAATTCCATATATAATTTTTTTTTTTTTCAAGCAAACTATCGGTAAAGTCTATCACTCGTGTCATACGTATCACCACGCAACGAATCATCAGTCCTCTCCTGTGGAATATGGCAGTTTGTTGGAGGTTCAGATGCTAGGTAAGATAACGGCGTTATTGTATTTTTATACAGTCATACCAAGACTATGGGAATGGAATTTGAATTTGTACAATAAGGACAATTTACGACATACTTTATCAGGATTCGTATGATAAAAGTCTAGGTATTTAGAAGGTGGATACATTATGTCAGATGTCAAGAAATCTAGGAAGAAGGTTAGTGAGGAAGAGGAGCAGCGGATACTTACATTCCTGTTTGAAGGAAGAGTACCTTATGCAATAGGTAAGATTGTTGGTAGAGATCGCGGCGTTGTCATGCGAATAGCTCAGAAACATAAGCGAGAATTGTCTGCTGCTATTCTCAGCAAGTTGAATATGCCAACGATTGATGATGGTTTAACAGCGTATACACGTTATCTCAAATCGGAGAAGAGACAAGAGCTGTTGTCACAAACAATGGACAAAGTGTCTCGTATGTTAGAACGCGAGTCATTGCCACCCAAGGATGTTCGTGATCTTGCTGTATCATTAGGAATCATAATAGATAAGTTTGCTGTTGAAACAGGAAAGACGGATGAGAACGCGAAGGCAGCGTTGGTTGCTTTATTCCAAAAGATGGAACAGAATGTGACGGTGGATACTAATGGAGTTACAAGTACCAGTCGGAAAACAGGCGAAGTTCATACTATCGAAACCGAAACGAATGAATCTACTATGGGGCAGTTGGAGGAGCAGCAAGTCAATAGCAGTTGATCTCAAGTGGATCAGAGATGTTGTCACATTACCTGAAGGTAACATGTTGATGGTAGGTAATACCATCAACTCTTTGATACGCAATGTGTTGACACCAATGATGAGTATGGTTGGTAAGAACAACATTGATATCAGAGTACAACGTAAGGAGGTTGATATCTTCGGCAGAACAATATGGCTCGAAGGCGCAGACAAGATGGATGCTTACAAGCGCATTGAGGGCGAGAGTCTACTTCGTGCTTATGTTGATGAGTGGACACAAGTGCCAGTGAAGTTTACAAAGACAATGATGAGTAGATTGTCTGATCCCGGTGCGTGTGTGTATGGCACGTGTAATCCTGGTGGACCAGGACATTATCTATACAGAGATTATATCAAACGTTCTAACGAAATTGACATTGCGTTATGGCATTTCACATTGGATGATAATCCGTGGCTTGATCCTGCGTACAAAGCAGCAATCATTGCAGAGAATCCTATTGGCACAGTGTTCTATGATAGAAACATACTTGGTAATTGGGTGGCAGCTAGTGGTATAGTGTTTGCTAACTTCAATAGTCGTTATCATGTTGGTGTACCACCGAGTAATCTATTGCCAAAAGAACTTAGAATAGGAATTGATTATGGGACACACAATCCAACTTCGTTTGTTTCAATAGAAAAGTATTTAGTACCAGGTAAATTGAAACCAACGTGGTATGTTACTGATGAATACTACTGGGATTCAACAGTGATGTGTCAACAGAAGACAGACGGTGAGTACAGTAAGGATCTTGCTGACTACATGTCAGGTAAATGGATACAACCACCTCGCCTGCAAGCGTTGTTAGGTGACGAGGGGTGGCCTGAGGTAGGCAGTGATGGTAGTAAAAGGAGTGTTCTTATAGAGTATAGGAATGGGAATGATAACGGGAATGTGAATGAAAGTAGAAATAAATTAACTGAAGTAGAATTGATTAATGAACTGCAATGCGATTCACAAACACAAATTAAAAATACCCCCCCCTCCTCCCCCGTGCGGACTGTTGGTTGTCAGGCGGACTCATATTCCACGGGCGCGCCGCGCGCGCCTGTGGAATATGAGTCCGCCCGTAGAGCTGCCTATGCCACTACCATTGAGGTTGATCCCTCTGCTGCTTCCTTCATTCTTCAATTGAATAAGGATGGCATGAGGAAGGCGAGAGCGGCAGACAATGATGTTCTGAATGGGATAAGAAAGATAGCCACTATGATAAGCAAGGGGGAGTTGGTGTTTACCAGGCGCTGTCCCTGGCTGATCAAGACTATGCAGACGTACAGTTGGAATCCGGACAAGATGCAGGACGAGGTGATTAAGGAGGATGACCATTCTATCGATGCGCTTCGTTACGTGATTAATTCTTTATGAATTATATTTTTAATATTGTTATATATACAGTGCGACGATAGTGTATATATAGTATATTATATCTTTATCTTTATCCTTATCTTCATACCTCACTTCTTCCCCACCTTCATCATCTTAATCTTCCTCTCTCTCTTTATTATTTAACCTCACCCATCCTCACATTTTTTGGCGGCCCGTACACTCTCAAATTATTTGGGATGAGGAGATGATAACCACGAATCCGCACGCAGGAGGGAGGATATAAATAGCAGTGGCGTTATTGTATACCTTCATGCTAACTGATCAACGCTGGTTACAACCGATGCAGATTTTCCCTCCTCCGTCCGAGAACGAGCGATTGAGAATCTATGAAGAAAATGATAAACTATACAGTGGAGATTTTCATTTAGTATGGCGCGATTTGTGGGATCTACAGGATTTGCAGTCTGTGGACTCTACGCTGTCGACGTTCTTTCCAACCCCGTATGGACAACGCAAGTTAGAGTTCAATTGGTTTCTGGTTGTTTGCAATGTGTATGCAGACTTCCTTGTCAGTGAACCACCGCGCATGCTGGGTGGAACGTCCAATGAACAACTCACCTTGGATAACATTCGAATGAGATCTAATCTCGATGTTATGTTATACCGAGCTGCCGTTAACATGATCAAGTACAATCATGCAGTATTGAAAGTAAGATTCAAAGGTGCCGAATACAAAGAACCTGGTTCTGTTATTGAGAACATTAAACCGTCTATCTGGTTCCCAATTGTTAATCCAGATAATGAAGATGACATAACAGCACATGTTCTCGCGTGGACATTCACAGAACAGATAGGAACATCACAAGCAAAACTGTTGAAAGTAGAAATCCATGAACCCGGTGTTATCTTCCACAGGCTGTTCTGGATGAATGGTAATGTGATTGATCACGAAGTTGCTCTGAACACATCACGTAAGTATGCAAATCTCATCTCCTCTGTGGACACTGGCGTTTCGTATCCGTTGGTGTTTGCTATGCAGAATCCAACTGATGATTTCAAGAACATCAAGAACCTTGTTCACGAATTGGTTACACGAATCATCAAGGTGGCGAGTATCCTTGACATTCATGCGCGCCCATTGTTGGCGGGGCCTGATAATATGCTCACAACTGACATGGAGACTGGCGAAGATGCGTTGTTATTAAATGGTCGCTTCTTCCCCATACGCGATCCACAAAACAAACCGACGTACATCACATGGGATGGCAAACTCAATTCATCATTTACTGAGATGGACAAAGTAACTGACATGCTCTACAAGGTCACCGATCTCACTCCTGCTGCACTTGGAGACTACAGCCAGGGTATGCAGGTTAGTGGATCTGCGTGGAGGAGATTACTTGTCCGGACTCTGGCAAAGACCAGTAGACTCAGAACCGTGTTTGATATCCCATTAAAACGCATGATGCAGGCTGCGTCTGTCTTAGATTTTAATGGACGTGTCCCAGAATCCTCTGTAGTCACGCTACACACGATTGGGTGGCAGGATGGATTACCACGAGACATGAAGGAAGATACGGCCGTAGAGCAAGCCAGGAAGAACAGTGGTTTGACGAGTAAGCTGTCATCCATCATGAGACTCGATGATTGTACCAAGGAAGAGGCCGAGGAAGAGTTGGCTCGCATGAAGGCCGAGATCCCCGATGCGCCCAGGGAGCAATCGCCCATCGGGGCGAGGATGAGAAATGATGGACGGCAACCTAGAGCCGATCTGACACCCGAAGGCGGCGAACATTCGGAGGTGATGAAGTGATTATTCCGTGGGATGTTTTATTTAGGATCGTTGAACAACAGGGCATTGTCGCAGCCCTGTTGCTAATAATGATATGGCAGCAATGTGACATGAACAGCAGATTGCTAAATAAGATATGTTCACTCGAAGATTTCATTATGGAATGTTACAAGAATGAAATGATCAAGGATAATCCCAGTGGTACTTGGGTGAAGAAATGAAATCTACAATATGTCTCTGTATGATGGTGAAGAACGAAGCGCATGTTATATCAAATGCACTTCGTTCTGTTAAACCTTTTATTGATCATTGGGTGATTGTTGATACAGGATCAACCGATAACACCAAAGATATAATTGCTAACGAACTCACTGGAATACCAGGCGAGTTGCTTGACATACCATTCAAGAACTATGGTTACAACAGAACAGAAGTGTTCAAAGCAGCATATGATAAGGCAGACTATATGCTTGTCTTAGATGCAGATGACATCTTCCACATGAACAAACCATTGCCACAATTAACATCTGATTGTTATGAAGTTGATTTATCCCTTGGTGTTGGCGG